TGGATCTCGCCATCGAACTGAGCAAGCCGATCATTTTTGCCTCGATCGGCAGTGTGAACGAGATGCTGCCGATCGCCCTTTCCGACCTTGCCCGGCTCCCAAGCCCTCAGACGGGCGTTTACATCCGCCCAGAGTCTTGGATGGCAGACGTACAAACTTTGCGCGAGAGGCTTCACGAATTGATCATTGCGGCAGGCAGGTCGAATCGGTCGCCAGAATTGCCGACCCCGCCGGCCATTCCTCCGCAAGCCTACGGGCCACGCTTCAAGCTTCGCGATGACGGCGTTATCGCTGCGGCTCCTCCAGAAGAGTTGGATACCGCCGGCAACGACGGAACTTTTCTCTCCAAGATGCATCCCGAATTGCGCGAGTTGTCCAGTGATCTCGTCAATTTCCTCAGACGCGGGAATGTCCCCCATGGCCACTTGCTAGCGATCGCCCAAAAATATTTCAAAGAGGTCGATAAGCCGACCTACCAAGAAATCGATTTTGCCCGCCTAACCTTCGCGGGGATACGGCTGGCCAACGCCGAGCAGGCGGTGCGCCATGACGAAGACTTGCCACCGCTCAAAGCTGACGCTCAGGAAATAGTCAAAAGTCTACTGGGCTTGCACGGACCGTTCGTCATGGCCTCGCGCGAAGGTATGCTCGCGCTGGCCGCCGAGGAGCGATACGGCCGCACACCGCAGCAAGAGAGGGAATACCAGAAAGCGGCGCAAGAATTTGCCGAGGCCTTACAGAACCATCCCGAGATTATCGATGCGCCCGTCGCCGAGATGGCGCTTGACGCTGCAAAGGAGATCGGCAAGGGCGCCAATCCGGACCGAAGTGGCGCAGTAGCTACCGGCGTGTTCAAAAATCTCGCTGTTGTTCTTAGTAGCGCCGCCTCCCTTGGCGCCTTCGTGACGGTCGCTCAGCTATGGCCAACGACAGCGGTTCTGGCAGCTGGCATGGGTTTGCTTTCCAACGAATCGATTAAAGCATCAAGGCCATTCATTGAGCTTAAGAAAACGCTGACTGAATACATTGACAGTGCTGCTGCTACCGATTTTTCGGCGAAGCTCAGAAATTACCAAAATGTCTTTAAGCCAGCCCTAGGCTTGTTCAAGCGGGTGGAAAACAACCTGCGCGGAATCGCGGCGGGTCCCGAAGAACTCAAATGGCTCACTAAATCTGTCGACTGGATCCAGCAACTCGAGGCCTCGCGGAAAGAAAACGCACGCACGGAAGCCAAACTTGGTTCCGCGCCAAACGAGCGTGACAAAGCGCCTCCTCCCCTCACTTAGATTCTCTGGCGGAGGTCTCGGAGCGAGGCCGCCAGAGTTTCCAGCGATGAAGGCTCGATCGGTGCGGATTTAAAACCACGCCGAGCAATCGACTTCGCCGCGGCGTGCGAGAAGCCCAACACCTCGCGCAACGCATCCTCGAACTCCCGCACGGTACGGATGTCGGATGCTTTCACCGCGCCGGTCCGCGCCAGATCATTCATCGGAAACGTGACGAGCGAAACCTCCGGCAGGTCCTTGATCGACTTGATGGTGCGCCGCGGCTCGTTCGGCTTGCTGCCGCGCGTGAACTCGCCGACTCGATAACCGATCGACAGTCCGTCGAGCGTCTTTTCCTTCATGGCACCATAGATGCGCTTGCCGCTCTCTGTGTCCAGATTGATCAGCCGGCCCTTGCACTGCAGGCCGTGGCTATCCTCGCTCATCGTGCTCCAGACACCGATCGGCAGATCAGCCATCGGGTCAGAGCCGAAGAAGCCGCCCATGCTGCCATGGTTGAGCAGCATCTTCGGCATCGTCGCCTTGGCCTGATGGCGCTGCAGCACGCCGGTGAAGGCGCCGGGCATGATCAGATCGCCGCCGTCGTCCTCATTGTTGAAGACCGAACCGTAGCCTTCGAAGGTACCGGCCGGGCTGCCATCCTCCACGAACTTGTACTGGAATGAAACGGCGCGGCGGATCGCGGCCGCTGACTTTCGTTCGAGCTGGCTCACATTAACCTCCGGAAGTGTCGTCAACCGGCTTCACTTGAGCCGGCCCTTGCGCAACACGTGGAATGCCGTCCGGCCCGATCGGGCCGCAATTGATCGGCGCGTAGATGTGATCGCCGCCGTCGTATTCGTCCATATCGTCCCAGTCGCGGACGTCGTTGATGGTGGCCCAACCGGGATTTCCGGCGCCGCCGAGGGCCACCTTGTTGTACTCAGCGCGATCCTTGGCGGTGGCGCGCAGGAACTCGCCATCGATAAACTTGGTGTAGTAGCCCTGGGCCCGCTCAGCGCGGGTAAGGCACTGGCGGTCGAAAGCGGCCTCGAAGCGGCGATGCCAGGGCCTGATGGTATGCACCAGGTGCATCGCGATCAGCGTCTCGGCCGCGGCGCGGGCTGCCATCTCGGCCGGATAGCCGATCACGATCGGCAGCACGCCCATACCGTGACAGATGCGCTCGGCCTCGAGGTTGCGCAGCTGGATGTGCTGCATGTCCACGCCCTTCATGTCGAACGGTGTGAACTTGGCGTCGTTGTCTAGGATCATCACGCGGCTGACATTGTCGAGGCCGCCGTAATGCTTCTTGACCCAGGCTGCGAGGCGGACGAGTTCCTTCTCGTCCAACCCTTTGTTGACGGAGATGATGCCGCTCGGCCGCGCGCCATGCGCATGCAGCATCGCATGCGTCTGCTCGGTCGCGAGCGCGAGGCCGAGCGGCTCCTGCAGCAACTTCACCGCGTCAAGGCCGTTCAGCCCGTCCCAGGAAAGCCCGCGGATGTGCAGGAGCTCTTCCGGCGCGAACGTCTCCTGTGTGCCATCAGGCGCTGTGACCAGATAGTACGGCGTGCGCTCCGGCGTCCATTTCGGCCGCACATGGGTCGGCACGATCGGGATTAGCTCGACGAGCTTTCCCCGCACCACATTCTTGAACGCATAGGCATTGTTCGTGACCGCGCAATGGACCGCGAGCGTCTCCTTGAACTGCAGCGGATCCTGCCACTCGTTCGGCTCGTCGTTAAGCCGGTCGTAGAGCGGATGGTCGTAGGCCTCCTGGCGCTTGGCGCCGCGCGGCTTCTGATAGACCTTGGTCGGGACGGTCGAGACCGCCTCGGCGATGCGCCGTACGCAGGCGAGAAAGGTCGTGGTCTGAAGTGCGGTCTTCCAGTTGACCGCGGGGCCAGAGCGGGACTGATAACCGCCGAACAGTCCCGACCAGAGATCGTTGATCTCGCCCCAGGTCAGACCGTTGACGCCCTTGACCTCGCGTGCCAGCGAACCGAACAGGCTCATTCGCGCGCCTCAAGGCGACGGCCGAACAGGATCGACAACGCCATCAGGAGCGCACCGCCGACCAGAAAGCCGGCCGGCACATAGATCAGCCAGGCACCATAGGCGATGCTGCCTGCGCCAACGAAGCCCGCAGCGTCCACTACGAGATGCGGAACGGCCCGCGCGCTCTCGCGTAGCGCCCTACCCAGGTCGGCCGACGCCATGAACCATCTGCCTGCCACCCTCATCTCCCATGGTCATCGCTTCGGCCGCAGCATCGATCTTTGCCATCAGCGCATCGAGGTCGTCGGTGTTCCACCCGGAATTGCTGACCGGCTGCGGGTTGAGCGACATCAGATGCGCCGCGTTGAACAGCGCCATCGCAGGATCGACTTTGCCATAGCCCGCTTCGTCGCGCGCCACGCGCATCGCGGTCGGTGTCTGCACGACCTTCAAATTCGAGACGCACCAGTCGAGCAGCGTATTCCTGCCGTGACGGAAGGTGCGGTCGGCCAGCTTGCGTTCGAGCGTCTTGATCGCGCCCATCAGCGCGATGCCCTGGCGTACAGCGTCGAGGGTATCGTTGTCCTGCGTGATTTCGATATCGGCGAGCGCATCGACGATTGCGCCGATACCGGCGGCATCGACGCCGACCTGCGCCAATAGCCCCAGGTCGCGGATGCGCTTGACCAGGTCGACCACGAACTTGATATCGGGCGGTAGCGGGTTCGGCTCGTCCGACGGCAGTAGAGGGTTTTCTAGAAGCTCGATCAGTTCGGACTCCGAGTCCTCCCACACCTCTTCGTCGGCGTTGAACCGGAACACCAGGAGCTCGCCGGCTCGCTTGAAGCCGAGATAGTCGATTGCGTTTGCCTTGCGCCTGACCACACCGATGGTCGATATCAGGCCGCAGGCCCAGCCGAGCCAGCGACCTGTCTCACGCTCGCGTCCAATCACGCCGATGCCGAGCAGATCGTCGAGGCCCCCGCCATCCAGGCCGATCGTCACGACTTCGGAACGCTCCAACAGCGCGTCGAGCGTCAGGCTGATCTCGAGGCCGCGGTTCCAGATCTCGGCGCCAGCCCAGCCGTCGACGCGCACGCCGTTGCCGATCTGGACGTTAAGATGCTTTGCCTCGATGTCGAGCACCGAGGACTTTCCGGATCGTTGCGCCTCCTCGAGCTTGTGGCGGATGAACTCGATGTCGACCGATTTGGTCAGGTTCGGGTTCGGGATGTGCCAGTTGGCCGGATCGCGGTACGCTCCGCTGTCGAGCATATGCCTAGGGAATTCATGGAGCAGTGGCAGACTGGTCGGATCGGCCAACTTTCCGTCTCGGATGTCCCTGAACCGGGTGAGCTTCTGCTCGAATACACCTGCGGGCTTCTTGTTGGATTGGGTTGACAGGTAGATCACGAAGCCTTCCGGCCTCGATGCCAACCCGCCCTCGATTTCGTTGAGCATCGACTCGGCCGCTGCGCGATAGCCGAGCAGCCAGAGCTCGTCGACCAGGAGCCCGATCGTTTTCTTGCCGGTGACGGTCTCGCTGTCCGCCGCAACCACCTTCAGGAACGCGCCGGTGTTCCGATGCTCGATCACGCGGCCGGCGCTCGGTTTGAGTATGGCCCTCAGACCGGGGTCCGCATTCACCATGTCCTTTGCGGGGATGTAGGAGTTGTCTGCGACCTCCTTAGTTGGCGCGAGGATGTAAAACTCGCCCGACTCCCGCCAATTGCGGATCAACGCAGTCACCATGATCCCGGCGGCGCGGGTGGACTTGGCGTTCTTCTTCGCGACGAACTCGAAGTAGTAGCGGATCAGGCGGCGGCCGGAGATCGGATCGTATGATCCGAACAGCGCTCGTGGCAGATCGAACGCCCACGGAAGACAGGCCTGCGCCATAGTCGGCTTACCGGCGACATCGACCAGCACCAGGTCCCGATAGATGTCGAGCGCGGCCTTGGCTTCCTCCGGGAACATCGGCTCGAAGGGCAGCAGTGACTGGCCTTCGACGATCCGGCGATCCCAATCAGGACAGGCCGTTGTCCATTGCGGCAGCGTCACTGTAGCGAGTCAGAGGCAGCCCGCGGCGGCGGCGGCGTTGCGAACCGACCAGTGGCTGCCGCCTCCGCAGCGCGTGCGGCCTCCTCCTTCTTCCCAAGCGGCCGATCGCGCTGCTCGTCCGGCATCCGAGCCTTGCCGACCGTGCCAAGGCCGCGATCGAGCAAGGCTTTCGACGCGCCGGCACGCGCAGTCTCGCTCTGTCCGTCCTGGGCGATCTTGCGGAGCACGGCGACGGCAACGGCCGCATACTTCCGCGCCTGCGTTCGCACATCACCCGTCTTGGTTAGCGTCGCCTGGCTGTCGGGCGCCATCATGAACGGCAGCATCGCAGCGTCGCCGCCGATCTCCACGGCAGGTTTGCCATAGCCGCGATCGAGAATCTCCTTTGCTGCCGTGATCTTCGCCGCCTCGCTCTCACCATAGATCATCAGGCGCGCCAACGTTTCGATCGCCAGGTCCGCATGACGCTGCGCGATGCCGTCGATCTCGTCCGGCGCGGGCTCTGCGAGGAGCGCTCGCAGCTCGAGCTCGGACAGCGAGGTCGGCGCCGACAGTTCCTTCTTCTTCCGCCCTGCGCCGGGCCGGGCTCCACCCCGCCGCGAACCGTCACGCGCTGTCTTGGTCGCGATTTCAGGCACGTTTGATTTCCGTTGAATTCGGCGGGACCAATCAAACCTCCGCCGCCACTAGATTTTTTTTGCGTATGAGGAAACATGCGGTTGGGGAAGGCAGTGGCGCTGGGAATTTATCGCCCCCTACCCCTGCTTGTGCTGACGGCGCGCGCGCTCGGCTGCCGTTTTCTTGCTGTGCGACGAGCCGCAGCGGCCCTTGATGTTAGACTTCACCAGCGCGAGATCGGGCCGATCGTTCCGCTCGATCACATGGTCGAAGAAGATCCGCGTCTCACGCGTGTGGCGCGCCCTGCATTCTGGGTCTTCGCACGCATGACCTTGCCTGGCAAAGAGCAGAGGCCAACGCTCGCACTTCAACTCCTCACACAGCATCCGCCATTCGGGCGACAGGTAGAAACTCTCGGCCACTTTTGCTGCCGGCTGCACCTTCCGCCGTGATGATGGCGCGAGCTTGCGGCCGATGCTGCGCAGCGCCATGCGGTACCTGCCGAAGGAAGGCGCCCGCGCTCGGTTCGCCGAAGCGACCGGAACGCGGGCGGCCCCAAGTCTAGGGAGGAAACGCCCCAGGGAGGGCAACGGTTGACGCGAACGTCAACCGCACAACCTATGAAAACGAAAACGCCGCCAGCTAGGCTGACGGCGGGCGTTATTTCCATAGCATCGCACATGAGCGCGTGACTCATGTGAAGCGGGTGTCTCACGTTTTCCCGCTGTCGAGCGCCTTGGGCTGGGATCCTGCATCCCGTGCAGGGCGATGCTTGCGTCGCTCGATCTGATGCGGAAGGACCCAGATGATCATCTTCCGCCCCATCAGTTCAACCTCAACACCGATTCGCCCGTCATGTGCAAGCTTCTCGACGGTGCCCGCGGGCCAGATGCGCACAGTATCGTCGATGAAGCTGACCTTCTCGCCACACTTGAAGTCGTGATCGACCTTGTCCAGCCGCAGCAAATCCTCAAAATCTATATCAAGCGCCGGCGATGCAAACACATATCCGGGGAGGACGCCGACCCGGCGCATCCGACGTACAAGCCGCTTAGTGCCGCGCTCCCGTTTGGCTTCGAGGACTTCATAGCTAGGCCACTCCGAGCGCACGCCATTCCGGCGCAGGCTGTCGACCGTCTCGCGTTCACGCCCAACCCGCGCGATCACGAAATAGCTCTCAGGCTTGATCGGCGCCGGCCCCTTACTCTCGACGCCTGTGATACCGTGCAGCGCGCTCCGCACCTGCTGCAGGTTTCCACCAACTTCGCTCATCACCAATCTCCAACATCTCGAATTCCCCTGGATTTGTTGGACTTTCGAACTCCGGCTGCCTTGCCTAAGGGCTGCCGCCTTGGACCGCTGAAAAATTCCAAACCGGAATTTTTCAGCCGTGGGAGGATCGATGGGAGCTTTCGGGAGGAAAGCCCAGAAACCATCGATCTCAACAACTCATTGGGAGATAATGACTTTCCTACCTCCATGGGAGGAATGGGAGGATTGGGAGCTTATTTCCTATGACCCTTATGCGCCTGCGCGCGCGCATCACGTGTACGTGGAAAAAGCTCCCAATCCTCCCGCAAGCTCCCAAACGCAATCAACTCAACGCGTTACGCGCGAATCACAAGCTCCCATTTTGGGAGGATCGGGAGGATCAGATCTCCATGTCGGCGACCTCCTCCTGCGTGTCGTGGCGCGCCTTGATGGGCTTGCCCTCGTAGTCGACGAAATCATTGACGGTCTTGACGGCCTTCATATCGAGCCACCAGACGACGTCGGATTGTTTGCGCGTGAAGCCGCGCTCATCCATCGCCATAGAGAAGCCGCGCTGTTTCCAGGCGGTCTCGCCGGCGGAGACGCACCAGGCGCAATAAAGCTTGTAGAGCTCGCTGGACTGCACGCGATCGCCGGGGCTTGCGGCCACACAGGCGGCCAGGAAGCGGCCGAGCGGATCGGAGGCGCTGCGGTAGTCCGCGGTCGCCTTGAGCACGTCCTCGGGCTCCTGAAGGCCTTTGTCGAGCCATACGCGGAGACCATCGAGCAGGCGGTTGAGAAAGCCAGAGGCCTCGTTTCGCAATTTGTCGATCATGTGCGGGTCGCGCTCCTCTTTCGGGATGGTGACGTTGAATGGCACCAGGCGCACACGGCGCCAAATCCCTTCGTCGGTGCCGGAGATCTGCGGCCGATAGTTGCCGCTCATGGTCATCTTGAATTGCGGATAGAACCAGAACAGCGGCATATTGAGATCGCGCGCGGACATCTGTTCGCCGCCGGTCATCAACTTGACCATCGCTTCCGCGAGTTTCGAATTTTTCTCGGCTTCGGAGGTCCGCAGGAAGCGGACGCCAGGCAGGATGGCGATGTCAGGCGTCGCCTGGCTGCCGTTGCGCGGCTTGCCGTGGTCGAGGAACGTCTCGATCGGGAGCGTCCTGCCATAATCGCCGGCGATGTAGGAGACGGCATCGACCAGCACGCTCTTGCCATTGCCGCCCTTGCCGTAGAAATAGACCAGTTTCTGCTCGCTGACATCGCCGGTGAGAGACAGCCCAAACCATTGATGCAGGAACTCCCGCATGCGGCCTTCAGGCTGAATGCGCCCGATGAACCGATCGTAGTTCTCGCAGGTCGCGCCCTGGTCATAATCGACCGGCGCAAGCTTGGTGATCAGATCAGCCGGATCGTGCGGCTTGAACTGGATATAATCCTCATCCGCCGACTTGCGCACGACCAGCGTGCCGTTGTTGACGTTGATCTTGAACTTGTCGGCGTCGAGTTCGCCGATGCTCACGGCCAGATATGGCGCCCCGCGCTTGGACAAAGCGCCTAGCTTGTTCACGGCCTCGGAGCTGCGCCCCCAGCTCGCGATCTTGTCCGAATAAAGCAGGCTCTTTTTCTCATCGAACAGCCAGTCGCGTGCGCCTTTCGGCGCATCCGGCTGGTCCTTGCGACCCGAGGCGCGCACAGCCTTCGCTTCCTCCTGGATCATCCGCACCGTGTCATGCTCGGCGAGCTTGACGAGCTCCTCGGCGCCATCGCGACTCCAGCGCTTGCCGTCCCAGACCAGCCAGCCGATCGCCGCGCACCACAGCAGCCGATCGCGGCAGCGTTCGCGGAATCGCTCGGCATTGCCGAGATCGGTCAGCGGAAACAGCGCCAGGCGAAGATTGCGCGCGCCGGGATCCTCCGCCGGCGGTTTCCGCTCGCCTCCCCCGCCCCCCTTGCTGGTCGCTTTCGCACCGCCTGCTCCCGTTTGGGAGCTTGGCTTGCCTTCCACGTCCTCACGGGGCGCGGGGGCGGCGGCAGCGGAATCGGCCGGCCCGCTCTTCGGGGAAGACGAGCGCACGGCCGCGGCGCGCGGCCGTCTTTCCCGATCCGCCGCCGCGCGGCGGATCTCGCCGAGATCGCGCGGCTGCTTCCTCCCGGCGCGGAATCCGGACTCGATGGTCGCCCGCACCGCGCGCAGACCATCGTCTTTGATCAGTCCGGAATCGCCCGCAGCCCCTTCCAGCGCGGCGCGAACGAAGTGCTCGTTGAGCGCGCCGCTGGCGACCAGTTGCGCCAGCTTCAGCGCGGCCACGTTCAACGCGTCATTGCGGCCGCCAGGCTGCGCCTGGCGCACGTTCTGCAGCTCGGCATCGAGCGCGGAGAGGCCGTATTTGCGCACGGCTTCCTCACCCGCGGCGATCGATCCGCCGCCGTCGGCGGCCGGTGGCTTCACCCTGGCAGCCGCACGCGCGCCGATGCCAGCGGCCGCCGGAGCTTCTGCAAACGCGCCCCGGCGCAGCACCAGGTCGATCAGCGCCGCCGGCGCAGCTGCCACCTCGACGGCATCGCCCCAGGCATAGGCGACGCCATCCTTGCGCAGCGAGGGCGGCGCGATCACATAGCCGCCGTCCCCGCGAATATCGATCCGTGAGCCCTTGCCGAGCAGGCCTGCGCGATTGCCGATCTCGTCGCCATCCGGGTAGCGAAAATAGAGATGTACGCCGCCGCGCGGCGTCGTGGCGAAGCGCGTCGGCGGCAACGTCGTGCCGATCGCCCCTTCGAGCTGGATCCGCAATGCAGCCGCCTCGAAGACCTCGCCGGTGGTCTTGTCCTCGCCGGCGTCGACGTCAACGACGAACGCGCCGATCGCCCGGCCAGTCGGTAGACCGATCATGGCCTGTGGCCAGCGAGCCCACCATTCGCGGATGCGTGCTTCGTCCGTCGTCGCGAGCTTCAGGCCGCCCTCACCCTCGACAGGGCTTTTCACCAGAGGTTGCTTGGTGGCGGGATGGCATGGGAAGACTGGCCAACCCTGCGAGGCGTAGGCGAGCGCGTGCTCGAGCAGCGTCATTCCGCTTCGACCTCGGTTTCTTGTTTCGCTGCCTCGGCCGTTTGCGTGGCCATCTTGATCGCGCGCATCTGATCGAGCCGATCGGCGATCGCTTTCTTCAAATTCTGGTCGCTCTCGATCGCGTCGATCATGCGCACCATGCCCATAAGATCGTCGCGGATTGCGACCTGGCGGGCATCAGGCACCTTTGCGCCGGCGGCGACGCGGGCGTCCTGGCTGATCTCGATGCGCTCCGCTTCGACGAAGGCAGTGAGTTGCATGCGAGCGAGCGTGGTGCGGCCGGGAGGCTTCATGCTAATACTTCTAATGTAAAGCAAGGAGGATCACGGAAGATGGATGACGTCCAAAGCGCGACCGTCTGGTTAGGTTGGATAAACTTTGCAAAGCTGTTGGGAGCTTTCTTGGTCGCCGCGGGCGTAGTCGCCGAGTTCGTCGGTGAATACGTCGCGCGCCCGCTCGAAGCCACTGTGGAACATGCGAGACAAACGGAGCTCGCTCGCCTCAACGAGCAAACTGCGGCCGCGAACGAACGCGCCGCCAACCTTGAGCGAGAATCCTTGCGACTTCGCATGGAGCTCGATCGCGAGGTACAAAAGCACGCGCCACGCCGCGTTACGGCCGAGCAGAAAGCTGCGCTGCGGGACGGACTGAAGGGGAAAGTTGATGAGATCGCCCTTGTTGTCGAAAATGACCCAGAGGCAGATGCTTTCGCGCTGCAAATCGCCATGGTCCTTTCAGAAGCCGGGATATCTATGCGTAAGTTTGCGCCTCCTCCCTCCGACAAATGGTGGGCGCCAAACGGCCTGGTTATGTACAGTCCGAATGGAAGTAACGAAGCCCAACTGACTAAGGACCCGTTGTCCGTCGCTCTGAAGGCGGCCAATCTGTACGGCGGACTAACTAGCGCCCCGTTTCCGAGCCCCCAGCAGTTGACGTCACTGATTAGCGGATATAACGGGTACATTTTGTACATTGGGGAGAAAAGTCCTTGGTAAATGGGGATTCGCTTATTCGAATTTCTTTTTGGGCGCAGACGAGACATGCTTGCTGTTCGGAGCGACGGCATCGATGGGAGCCACCCCAGCAGCGTTCATCCAGTCATTAATTTTCTCGACGGCCTGGCGCCGCGCGTCCTCTATCGAGCGCGACGGGCGCCAGGCGCGCGAAGAAACGTTCGGCAGGTCGAGGCGAAAGCAGGTCGGGTGGCGCGAGGACGGATGCGCAGTCGGTGAAATCTCGCCGACCTGGACGCGGCCGAGCATGATGCTCTCGCGCCCAGGCGACAGCGGCGTGAACGCCACCACGCCCTCGTGCAGATCTTCCGCCATCGCCCCCCCGCCCGCCTGTGGTCAGCGCTTCTTGGTTTTCTTCGCCGTCTTTTTCGATGCAGCCGCGCGCTTCGCCGGCGCCGCGCCCTTGGTCGTCTTCTTTGCGGCCGACTTCTTGCCGCCCTCGACCACCTTGAGCTTGCTGGCTTTCACCGGCGGACCGTCGTAGCCCTTCGGCCGCAGCTGCACCGGCAGCCAGCCGGTCGGCGGCACGTTCTCGACCGCGAAGGCGACGATGTCGGCCTTCGTGCCCTTGGCTTGCTGGCGCGCCAGGTCTGGACCGAGCGCCTCCTCGATCGCCTTCAGGCCGAGAGCCTTGCTGACGCCGGCGAAATAATCCTTGGCGTCAAAGATGCCGCGCAGCGCCGGATTGATCAGCTTCGGGTCGAGCGCGTTGCAGATCGCGATCGCGCCGGAATGCTTGTAGTCCTCATCCAGCGAGCGGCTCTGGAAGTCGAGTGCGTTGGCTGCGAGCTGCGCCAGCATCGAGATCCGCTCGGCCGGCTTCAGCTCCATCGCCAGTGCCAGAGCACGGTCCATCTTGTCGGCGCCCAGCAGGCTGCGATCGTCACGCGCCCCGATACCGCTGACCGAGATCCGGACGCCGCCGTCATAGCTGCAACCAATGCCGGCGAGCAGCACCGACAGCGCGAGCTGCTCGTCCTGGATCAGCGCCGTCGCGGTTGCTTTCGTCAGCTGCGTCGAAAGGCGAAGCAGCAGCGCCTGCGAGATGTCCGGCTCTTCCGGTTCGGCTTTCTTCTTCGCCTTCGTCGCGCCGACATCATCGCCGCTCCCGCTGGTCACGACCGCTTCCTCCGGCCGCTTGACACCAACCAGCATCACGAGCTGACCTTCGTCGACGTCGACGATGCAGCCGAGCTTCGCCCGCTTCTTGGCGTCGAAACTCCGCGCCCTCACCGCCTGCTCGATCGCGGTGATCTCGGCGCCGAGCCGATAGTGCTCGTCGTCATCGTAATCGGTACCGTCGGCATCATCGATCAATTGCAACCGCTCGCGCGCCTGGGTCAGCCGCGCCTGCTCGTCGCCCTCGTAGATCAGCTCCTTGAGCTGCGCTTGCGACCAGAATCGCGCACCGTTCGGCAACTCGGACATGAGCTCCGCCCATCCCCAGCCTTCGCCGCGCAGCTGCTCGCAGGCGGCGACCATCTTTTCCTTCGCCATCACCTTAAGAAGGTTCTCATCGCTGATGATGTGCGAGGTGCCGAACAGATCCTCGGTGACCTCGCCGCCGCGCGCACGATACGCATCGACGCCGACAAACGAGATCAGCGGCGCCACATCGCGATCGAGGCTTCCGGCGCCGAGCGCGCGCTTGACAGCCCATTCCTGCAGCTGGCTCGCCTTCTCCAGCTTGGCGAACACCTTGTCCTGCGTCTTTTGATCGAGCGCCAGCGTGAAGGCCTGCGCCGCCTTCACGTTGATGGTGCCGGCGCGCCAGGCCTGCCGGACAGTCGGCGAGAGACGGCCGAGCGCCAGCGCCTGGCGCACCTGCTTGGCGGTCAATCCATACTGCAGAGCGATTTCCTCGTCGGTCTTGCCGCGGGCTTCGAGGCGCGCGAAGGCCTCGTACTGATCGACCGGGTGGAGCTGCTCGGCCGTGATCGCCGTTGCCAGCGAATATTCGAAGGCCTTGGTCTCGTCGACCTGGTGCAGCGTACACGGAATCGGCACACTGTTGTCCAGGCCGTCGATCATGTGGAGTGCGGCAAGCCTTCGGTTGCCGTTAGCGACCGAATAGTATCCGTCGCCGGCGTCCTTCACGATCAGGTTCTCGATCAGGCCGGCACGATCGGGCGCGCTCTTGCGATTGGCGAAGATGTTGGCGGCCAGTTCGGCGATATGGCTGTCGCGGCCGGCCACGCGCGCGTTGATGCCATCGCCGTCCTCATGTCCGAACTTCAGTCGATTGAGCGGTACCTGCAGATCCATCGTCAGTCCCTCCTCTGGTTTGTTGCATTCACGATCTCGGCTGCGGCCAGGCCAAGAATGGACGACGGCGAGCCGTCCCGATTGCGCTTCATCGAATGCGCGATCTCCTCCATCGAGACGCCGTGCTGGATCAGCAGCGACAGCAGGATGGCGCCGTCGCTTGCGAGCGTGTCGAGCGCCGAATTGACCTTGCGCGCGTTCAGGAACACCTCGACGATGGGACCAAGCAAATGCCGCTCGACGCAGACCAGCTCGCGCCCAAGCCCGATCTTGTAGTCCTGACCATCGAGCTCAATGGCGATCGTCTCGTGGGCGCGGCGCTTGGCAGGGCGAAGACGCGGGTTCATGGGAAGTAATCTTCACCATCGGCCGCGCCATCGTCCCCACTGTCCTCGACGTGGTCCGGCGCCGGCAACCGATACCGCGCCGCGGGCTCATAGGGCTTGTTCTTCGCAAGCACCGTCGCTTCATCTGTCAGCGTGTATGAAAAGATCGCCGGACCACTGTAGTAGAACGTCGCCCAGCCATGAGCGGCGGGATCGCCTTTCAGCGGGACATCCACCCGCATCATCTTCGAGCCGAACCGCTCCTCCTCACGTACCCGGCCCCAATGCGTGCGATGGCCCATGATCTCGACAAGCATCCATTCCCAGCCGTCCGTTTCAGTCGTCGTCTGCTGCTGCTCAGTCATGCTGCTGCTCCCTCCCATGCCAGCTCATCGCCCCACGCGGTCCAGCCGGGCCGGCGCCGGCGCGCGTTCAGTTCGAGATACGGCCCCTCGACCAGGCGCTCGATGCGCTCGAGCCAGGCATCGGGCTTTTGCGAGTGATCCATAATGGGCGCGACGATCAGCTGGCGTACATCGGCGTGCAGCCGCTTCGGGCTTCCGCGGGTGGCGAGCAGGCACATCTCAGGATTGGCGCGCGTCCAGTGTCCCTGGCCGAGGCACCAGGTGGAGTCGTCGAACACGTCATCGACGTCAGCGCCATTGGTCTTGGTCCAGGTGAACGCGACCGTTTTGAAGACGAAGCCCCAATACGCGATGAGTTCGAGCGCGCCGTGCAGGAACCAATCGACCACCCACATGAAAAGCGCACAATCGTCCGCAGCCAACCGACCGACCGGCATCGCCTTGATCAGATCCAGCTCCTCGGTCGTATAGTGTGTATTAGCGGAGCGTCCGTCGCCGGCGGCCGAATAGGTCCGGTACTTCCATTGCGGATCGGCGCCGATCGCGCCGGCGCGATAGCCCGATCGTGCAAGGCGGTGGAGGTCCTCGACCGTGCAGCCGCCGAGCGTGCGCTCGGCATGCGCCTTTCGCCGCGCGGCGATCTCTGCATCCTTCGCCGCCTGCCCTATCGGATCGACCAGGATGGCGCGCGACGATCGGACCTTCTCGCGCGCCGTCTCAATCAGGTTTTCGAAATCGCTGTCCTGCAGCGCTGCGGCGCGCTGGGCCGTCATCGACAGCTTGCGATCGACGCCGATATCATTGAGCGTCACGCGTCGCTCGTCACCCGCCTTGCGCGGTCCCTGCCCGATATGGCCGGCCTGCTTCGCCGCCACAAGCACCAGGCCGAGCTGCCGCTCGGCGCGCATCTGCAACACCGTCGCATGCTCGATCAGCGCACGATCGCCTACCTGCTTGGCGTGCAGCTTCAGATGCGCGAGCTCGTCCCGGATCTTGAGGACGTCGCCGACCTTGTTCGCCGCGGCGATTGTGGCGCAGGCCTGGTCGTAGGCGGCGAGCAGCGTGGTCATGCGGCAGGCCGCTCCGGAAACGCGTTGTGCTCGACGCCGTCGAGCAGCCGGCCGGCGGCGCGCTTGCCGACGCGCGACACACATTGCGACTCGTCGTAATTGCCGTCGCTGAAGTCGCACCACATGGGATAGAAATCGTCGCTCCAGCGACCATCTTCCCATTCGCGATGCGGATACTTGCTGATTTCCGGATTGTCGCTGATAGCCCAGCCATCGACGGCGCCGATGTTCGGCGCCCACTCGCCCCATTGCTTGAAGAAGAAGGCAACGCCCGCGGCTTGGCACTGGTCGCGCAGGCCGCGCGCCCAGTCCGGATGCATCGGCCGTGCGTCCTTGCCGCTCTCGCCGCCGGCGATGACCCAGTCCGCGAGGTAATCAGCGATGATTTTGCCGAGCAGCGGCTCCATGGAAAAGAACCGGACCGCGGCCGGCGTTTGTCGCAGGTGTTCTTTGCGCTCGTCGTATTCCTGTTGCCGCTCGGCCGAGACACCGAGCCAGACGTTCGGGAGTGGCAACCCGCCATGGTCATCGAGCTCGCGCTTGCACCAGTCCGCCGGCGCGATCGCTTCCATCGCCTCGTTGATGGCGTAGTGGCGGTCCTCAAGCGGATGGATATTCCGGAAGCGCTCTTTTCCGACGAAGTACTCGCGCATCCGGTCGCTACGCTTGGTCAGTACCTGGAACGTATGCTGCGGGCACAGCGCCATCACGGCGAAGATCTTGTCGAGCCAATCGTCCGAGACGAAACGGCCGAACAGATCCGTCATCGAGCAGACGAAGACATGGCGCGGCTTCTTCCAGCGCAGCGGCTGCAACAACATCCTCTGGTCGAGGAACAGCTCGACGTCGCCGGCGTCGAGATGGCCAGGCTTGAACGGCAGGCCTGTGCCGAGCCGCTTGTTGAAGGCCTCGGCATAGCAGCCGGCGCAACCGGTCGTGGCGTGCTCGCAGTGCCAGCCGACATGGCCGTTCGTGGTGTGGCGTGCACGGATCGGATTCCAGCTCGCATCCGTCCATTCGATCTTCGAGCGATCGGCCATCAGTGCGCCCTCACCTCGCTGAGACGCTTCTGCTGCCGCTCTTGCGCGGTTTCACGGCTTTCCAGCTCGCACTCCGCTTCCTCGCAAGCCATGAACTCCCCGAGCCCGAGGCCACAGGCCTTGCAGTAATAAGGTTCGCCGTCGTAAGGCGTGCGTTGGCTCATCGTCCCCTCGCCTCTTTCTCGTTGAGCAAAGCCTGATAGGCCTCGGCGCGCAGCAGCGGCAGCGCGGCGCCGATCAGCATCAGCCAGGGCGTCGCAAGCAAGCTCACTGGAGTCGAAAGCGTCGTGGCGCGGCGCGCGAAAGCCTCACCGTTCGTTGCGTTCAGTCCCTCGATCAGTTCCAGCACTGCGACAGCCGTGTACGTGCAACGAATGCCTTCAGCCGGCAGCCGATGCTCGCGCCTGATCTCTGCGGCTATGGCGGCAACCTTGACGCCCGATGCGCCGAAGCGGCCCGAGCGAATAACGTCTTCGATGATCGCGATCAGGTCTGTCAGGTGATGCGAGAGCGGCTTCATGCGCTTGCCTCCGTGGCGGACTGGCGCAGCGCCAGGCTCTCGGTCCTCACCAGCTCGACCAGGGAGGCCGTCACCTGCTCCCAACGATCGCGGCGCGCCAAGGCTAGCGGCGGCGCGCCTGGAGCATCATGCGCCTGTGCAGCAAGACCCGTGCAGCGCATCGCGATCACAAGCAGCCGCACCGGCTGCAGGATCTGGCGCGCGCCGGTGTCGTCGATCGCGATCAGGGAGACCTGCAGCCGATCGACCTCGTGGAGCAGCTGCGAGCAGTCATGTCGGCCGTTGAGAAAGCCGGTCGCCCCCGCCACAGCTTGACCGGCCAACAGGTTGGCGGCGTCGATCGGCAACAGCGCGCTCGCGTCAGGCATGCGTCGGGTGCTCCGGATTGGGAAAGGTGCGGCCGCCAGCGACGCACCAGGGGGTGACGCCGCCGGCGCCCGCGTCTCCGCTTCGGAGGGCGCCGGCGGAGATCTCGAGGTGAA